CACGGCGTTAATAACGGGCTCTACGGCATCTAGCATTTCTTGCTTTTGTAATGAAATCATAATTATTATCTCCTATATTGCGATTTTTTTGTAGGTCGGCGGGGTTGCTCTTCGTCATACGCATAGGCTTCCTCCTTCCCTAGATCCACTTGTGATAGAAACTCTATCTCTAAATACGGACGCCCTATAGCTAGGCAGCTGGTGCAAACTACAGCGTCATTCACGGGGGCACCGTCGCGTAATGTATCAAAGTCTATACGGACAATTCCCATCTTCTTTTCTTCCGTGGTTTGGTTGATGTTCCCAAGCTTCGTCACGTGGTTCACCTTACGTATATCATCAGTAACGTTCTTAGCCTTGACATCTTTCTCACCACCAACCGTGTCACGTCCAGAGTGAGATACTGTGATTACAGCCCCTTTAATCTCGCTAGCAACATTCCGTAACGCCTTCCACGTATTATTTAGTCTATCTCGTTCCACGGCACCAGGGCCATGATCCATCCCGTCAGCGTAGTCCAGGCATATTACGTCAGGTCTAAAATTCTCGTACACATCAAAGTTCTTTAGTTCAGACTTCAGGCCATTTATAGATAGGTTCCCTAGTGAATAGTTCCGTAGCTCTAGCTGCCCTCGTCTACTCATCTTACGGAAAGTACTCTGCATCTCCTCAATAGAGCTTATGCGGGTGTCCACCATCGGAGGTGTGTGCTTTCCCTCCACAACACGAGCCTTTCCAGATTCATCGAAGGTAAACGTCGGCCAGTTGACTTCCTCACCGTACCTAGTTGTGCCTGTAAGCATCTGCCAGAAGCGCCTTATCATCTGAACCTTGCTCATCTCTAAAGATATAAAAAGAACTTTCAAGCCGCTTAATGCAGCCACAGTCGCGAAGTTCATAAGCCACCACGTCTTACCACATTTCGGGGGACCAACTAGAGCAATAAAGTCTTCTCTAATTATAGGGCCCATAATAGCGCCTAGAGGACCAGGCATTCTAAATAGTTCTTCCTCGGTGTTATCAAAAGCATTAGCTATCTCTCCAGCGTCCTTGAACAGGGAAACACCTTCGGATTTATGTGCGTCGGGCTTCGTGAACTGGGCAATCTCTGTATAACCTCTAGATATATCCTTTCCTTGGATGGCTCTACCTAGTTTCTCGTAAAGACGTACGAGCGACCGTTCTTGAAAGTACTTTAGAGCCATGTCCTTAGACAGCTCTACGTTGTCAGGAGCCCATTCATCGGAGCAAGTGGACAAGAACGCAAAAACCATATCGGCATCTGCCGTTGGTAGTTCCGACACCTTCTGCCTATACAAATCTGTAATGGCGTAGCCTGGAGCAGCGGATGTATGGTCGTAATAATCGTAGCACCAAGTAGCTACGATGCGGCCAAGGGAGGACTCGAATAGCGAAGGATCCCCAGCCGACTTACAGAAGGCTATCAGTGGGGTGGACATAATCAGATTAGAAATTACACGACGTTCGATAGAAAGTTCAATCTTTTCTCTTCTTAACATGGGGGTACTAGCTTCCTTTTTGCTTAATATAGCCTACTATTACACGGTCGTACAGCCACGACGCTCTAGAATTACCGATAATAGGTCAATATCCGCGACAGCCTTACCATCCATAATTCCGCCAAACATTGCAGAGCGGCCATCAAGAACCTCGATAGCGTCCATGTCAATCGTGTTTGGAGCTACGAAGTAATATGAAGTCACAGAATCTTTCTGCCCCATGCGGCATAGGCGGTCTTCTGCTTGGTTGTGCAGTAGTGGTGTGTGAGCAAACTCTACGAACGCCACATCGGATGCTACCTGCTGAAGCCCATCAATCCCTATACCCCCAGCCTGAATATTGGCGATAAACAACCGACAAGCAGGGTTATTTATAAACGTATTCACCGCACTATTCTTCTCATTGGCGGATATCCCTCCATACACCTTCACGGGACTCCATTGCCGTAAACTATCGTGCAAGAGCTCCACGACGCTTCTATGCCACGCAAACAATAGCAGCTTCTTTCCAGAAGACAAAAACTCGTCTACCCATGCAAGTATGGCCTTCTCTTTTAACAAGTACGACGTGTGTAGTAATTGTGCTACGCGGGACCGTGGGTTGTCTTCTCGTGTGCGTACCGTGGAAGAGAATGCTGCGGCCTCTTCATCCATGTACGCAGATAGCTCCTTAGCGTCTACCTCTAGGGGTACAACTTCAATAATCTTAGGTGGTAGCTCTTTCATCACTTCCTGCTTTGTGCGCCGAAGCATGCAATTGACTAACAGCGCATGCAACTCGCTTTCGTTAGACGAGCCTTTGTACGTTGTTCCGTATGCGTTTGTTTCTGGGCCACAATATCTATTTAAGTAAGACCACATATTCTTGAATACTTGGGGCTCCACGGTGTTTAATAATGGCCAGAACTGCCGTGGACCCGATAGGATGGGGGTACCACTCATGCCGATTACATGAGGTATCTCTTTGGCTAATTTGACGAAGGCTTGTGACATCTTGGAGTCTGGGTTTCCTATTGCCTGGATTTCATCGCCGACTATAAGACGAAAACCAACCTTAGATAGGGACTCTTCCCAGTACGTTAATATTTCCCAATTTATGACGTAGCTCTTGTCCTTAGATAGTGGCTTTGGTGACTGTCCGTACAAAACTTGAACGTCAGGATACGGCTTATTAGTAGAGCCTACCCACTTGCGGTAAGCAGCCTCCCATTGTAGCTTGGTGGTTGCAGTAACAACGTATAGTGCGGGATACGCATTGGCATAGGTCATCCAGGATAGTGCCTCTACAGTCTTACCACAGTTATGAACTACAAGTCTATTAGCCGTAAAGTTATTGTAGTTAAGGACCTTCATGTCGTAAGTAGGCCGTAATCCAGCATTTGTAACGGATTTTACTTTAGACGCTTTTAGCACGCCGTCCTCCACGTAAAGAACCTCCATGCCTAAGCTATCCTCCGCTTGTACGTACCCAGTCGGTGTTCTAATCTCGTGATCAGGGGTAAGTATGACGTACACACCGTTATAGAGGGTTACGTGTTTACACATTTTGTGACCGCTGAACGTAACGTCAATAATCTCCCCATAGGTAGCCACAGAGCTATCTTTGCCACACTCAGCATACCAGCCAGTTGGGTCTTCTACAAATGCGTCAAATAGATCACTAAATCGTAACTGTAGGGGCTTTCCGTGGTGCGTAACACGAACAACCATACTGTAATCAATGCACCCCATCTCATCGCCAAGAATAACCCGACCGTGTCTGTGCTGCGCGAACTTCAAAAAGTCTATCTGGTAGGACCGTAGTCCTGGAATTAGGACACCTTCTGGATCTAGCTTAGTGTTCTCAATAATCTGCTTCTGCTTAATCAGAGGGCTTTCTTCAGGAGGAAGTTCCGTGAAACTGGTAGGGCTAGGCCAGCCAGAGGCTAATGCCCAATTTTGGGTAAGTACATTCCATGGGATAACCCAATTTTTCTTTACGGGATTGTATTCACGTGTAGGCAGCTTACGAACCGCGTCCAGTATAAATTTCCACGTGTCCTTAGACCGTGTATACCATGTGAGAGACACCTTGTCTTCTTCTGCATTAATAAATTCTGCCACATACTTTACACCCTCGATTTTATCAATCGGTTTTGGGAAACGACCAGAACACATTATTGCTGTAGTCTTATTCATTTGACTATTACTCCTCGTTTATCCTTACACCAGTTCTTGAAGGGCAGCCACGAAGCCGCGCCTGGATACACAAAATAAGCAGGAAGAGCCCTGCCCTTGCTATCTGCATTCCACTCACGCACTAGGGTCAACGCCCTAGATATGTCCGCAAGACGTACCTTGTTTTCCATAATAGATAGCAAGCTATCCTTATTATCAATGTACCATTCTGTAAACCTAGCGACTCCATCCCACAGTTTATCTTTATTTGATAGCGTACTTAAGAACGGGGATTCCTTAACTATACAGTCAACAAGAGAAACAACAGTATTAGAAAAAGAATCTTTATATAGCAGCTCTTTGTGTAGCTCTGCATATATGTCCACAAATGGGCTCCACTCTGTTCCGCTTCTTGTTGTAGACACGATAAAGTCCCTCACAGACCGCTTGCTCACAGAGTTTCCTTTTAGCGGGGGCCACCAGTAACCACCGTTTAACTGCTTGCTGGCCACGTAGTCTAAGCAGTTCTTTATTTCGTGTAACACCTCCGACGGTTCTTTGAACTTGTTACTCAGTATGGAGGGACCACTATTCTTAGCCTCCGCGCGGGATAACCATGTGGAATCCCAAGCATGAAAATCCACAAAAAGCCCAGAAGATAGCCTTACGATTTCCCGAATCGTGTCATTCCACACGCCACTGTTCTTCTTTGTGACAGAGATAAACCCCTTATAACTCTGCGTGATTTTCTCTAATGCCACGGAGTCTTCCTGAGACAACGATATTGAAGACCCCTTTACACTTAAGTTGAACCCAGTCTTTGGGGGCTCTTTCTTCTTTGCAGGGGAAAACTTCTTAAAGTCGTCTTTGTATAGATGAGTCTTAACGACGGGGCGCTCTACTTGTGGTAATGGGAATGACTCGGCTAACAAGTCCGGGGATTCTCGGCGTATCTCAATCACGTCTTTTCCGGTAACCCGCACCGTTGCGTGTATTCCAATCTTTTGTAAATACTTTAATAAATAGTCAGATATCTCTTTCATAGCAATCCTAATTCCTTGCGTAGCGGTAGTGCCTCATGTTCCGTGAGGTCTCCAGGGTCTCTAGGAGACCCG